GTTTATGCATCCGGAAGATATCGCAATACTTGATTTGGACAAGGTGAGCAACGTTATATATCTTGTTGAAGAAAGAAGATTGGAACATGGGAAAGTAATAGCGATTACAGATGAAGAATTTAAAAGGATTGTATGGGATGCAATCAAAAACAATAAAGTGAAGTATCACAGAGGAAGAGAAAAATGAGAAGGTTTGATATCGGTGACAAAATCAGATGTTACGAATCAGGTGTAAGAGGTATATGTGTGAAATTCTACACACCTACAGCATGTGAGGAACAGACGATGGTAGAGACAGCAGACGGAAGATTTTACCACGCACCAACAAGGACATGGGAAAAGACGGATACAATTTATTTTGAGAGTCTGCCGAGAAACATTGGGATATCAGCAATATGTGATTCGATTTATGGTGAATTGCAGAAAAGCGGAAAGCACATGGTCATGGCAAGAAGAAAGAGGGAAATAAAGTGCGAAAAGAATCACTGATTCATAAAATCCTGAGGAAACTCGGTTTTATCAAGGATATTGAGGATGATAGAAAATTGAAAATGGAGATGTGCGAAAGAGCAATAAAGGCAAATGTATGTCCTGAAGATTGCGATATGTGCGCATGTGATACGAAAGGTGGAGTTAGTTATGAGAATCATTAGTCAGAGCGGATTACTGGATGCGCCTTATGAATTGCTTGCAATATCCCCATATTCAAAAAATATGGCAACAATCATTGGAACGTTTCCAGGAAATGACCTCGGCAAAGGAGATAGAGTTTATATTTTAGCTAAATATTCCACCGAAGAAAAAGCAATGAAGGCTATGGAGATGTGCAGAGAGCAATATTCACAGTGCGAATTTAATAAGCTGGTAATTCCAAAAACAGATGAGAATTTAGCAAAAGTGTCAATTTCATTAACCGGAAATGCTGTAAATCAAATTGCTGAAAAGTATGTGTTCCAATTTCCAGCAGATGAAGAGATTTGAAAGGTTAGGGAGAAATGAAAGAGCCAAGCGAAAAGAAAGCGATCATCAAAAAGATGATGAAAGAGGGAAAGACATATAAGCAGATTTCGGAAGAGACTGGAATTTCCTATAGCACTATCAGCATATACGCCGGTCAAATTAGAAGGAAAGAAAGAGAAGCACATAGCTTCAACGGAAACAGACATCTTTGCATGACATGTAAATACAGAGCATCTGACGCAAGAAAAGGCTGCGACTATATTTTAATCACTGACCATGAACGTGGTTGTGATCCGTCGGAATGTACAAAGTATGAAAAAGGAGTGAGATATCGTGAGATTAAGACCAAAGGTAAAAGCAAGTGAGTTTGCGAGATTCGGATTCAAGCCTTGCCGAGGACTTCCAAAAAGCGCAGAGAGTTACTATCTCTGCGTGAAGAACGGACACAGAGTGATGTTTGTGGACAGCAAGCATTTTACGGAATCTGAATGGCCGATAAAGGATGCAAGGATCCACAAGAATCCAAACTGTAAATTCAGCGACAAGCGGACAGCAACCGAGATTGAGTGCGAACTGGTTGTGAATGGCTTGCTGGAAGAGGTGAGGGAATGAAAGAGAGATTAACAACATACCACTGTGGAAAAGCAGTAATTAAAGACAAGAACAAGCTGTCAGAAGCTATTGAGAAGTTAGCTGAGTTTGAGGAAAAAGAAAAATGTGGAGAATGGATTGACGCTATCGAACTTGCGAAAATTGCTATTGCGCTGCAAAGTCAGAAGTGGATTCCAGTGAGTGAGAGGTTGCCGGAGGATAACACGGATGTAATTGTATGTTTTTACAGCGGAATAGTAACAGAAATGAGATATTGGGAAAATGGAAACTTTCAAGGAATCTATGAACATACGACAAAATCAATTGTTGCCTGGATGCCACTACCGAAGCCGTACAAAGGAGAATGATTATGAGCAGATTAATTGATGCGGATAAGCTGATACTCCACTTGAATGATTATGCTCTGCAAGAAGCTCCGTTCGGATACAATGACAGTAAGTGTCAGAAAGAAATCTACGAGACAATACAAGAGTGCATGAAAGCAGTAGAGGAACAACCGACAGCGTTTGATGTGGAGAAAGTTGTAAGAGAGCTTAGAAATTTGAAAATGCGTTATTACCTAACCGTAGCAAACACTGGTGATACAGATAATGATTATGCTTATATGAATATCGCAAACGCCATTGATAACGCTATCGACATTGTGAAACGAGGTGAAAGAGATGAGAAATAAAGAAAAATATGCAAGAGAGCTTGCGGAGCTTGCGTGTAATGAACCTAATATTGCAGTATCTAAAGCTACCGGGAATCCAATCAATTGCAATATTATCAAATGTGATTGCTGTGCGTTGTATAAAGGTGGTACATATAATGATGACACGTGTTGTGGAGCATTAAAAAAATGGGCAGAATCCGAATACATAGAAAAGCCAGTGATAGTGATAAGCAAGAGGGACAGAGCGTTTTTGGAGTATCTTAAAGAAGAATTCAAATACATCGTAAGAGATAAAGATGGTACTTTATTTACATATAAAGACGGTCTTACTAATTGGTTTAGTTTAAATCGCCGTTTTGATGTAGACTTTCCAATGGTCAAATGGGAAGGTAATGAAGAGATATGGTTAATCGAGGACTTGAAGAAGCTGGAAGTGGTTGAGGAATATGAAGAAAATTCCAAAAAAAATAGTAAATAAAATTGAGAAAAGAAATAAACTCAATAAAGAAATAGAAACATGGTGCAAAGAAAATCTTGATATGGATGGAATGTGTTCAGACTGTGCGGATATTACAAATCATCACACTGGTGATGAGCAAGGGGATAACGGATGCAGAGAATGGTGCGAACAATGGACTGGATGCTGCGAAGATGATTATCACGGTCATTATTACTGGGAAACAGAGTATCCGGGAAAATATCTGCACATGGAATTTTGGGTGTAAAAGTTGGAGGTAGTTAAAAATTATGAATAGAGAAATTGACAATCCTGAACTGTTAGAAGAGGAGAATGTGCATGGAACAGATTAAGCTAGGCTTGAGAATCGCAAGCATTGTGTTTGGAATAATCGGTTATAGTGCAATATGGATATATCTGATTAATAATCGCCGGAACGAAAAAAGTGAACTTGCGTGGGTATTATGGAAATGCTTTCATGCAATTGTGATTGCGCTTGCGTTTCTTTGGGCGTGGTTTTAGGAGAAGATTATGATGGATGATAGAGAAATCAGCGTGTGGCATCATGGAGTTTTCGGAAGATACAGACCGAGGAAGAATAATTTCCCGGAATGTGCATGGAGCAACAGAAGACGGAGAAAGAGGACAAGTGATTTGGATGTACACAAGACATTGTAAGTGGAGAAGATTAGGATAGGGTTTCAGTTAGAGGAATAGACAAGCCTTATGGAAAATATTGTAGCGGTTGCGGTCAGAGATTGGATTGGAGTGATGAACAGTGAAAAGAAGTACAGAGACAAGAAGATGCCCGGCAGAGATCAAGGCGAATCTGCAACAGCATTATGGTGGAATGGCAGAAAGACCGGTAGACAAGAAAGCAAGCGAAGAGTTTAACCGTCCGGCATATCAGGCAAGGAAGCTGATAAGGATACAAGGTGATTATTTGCAAGAAGATCCGAATGAATGACTGACAAGAGTTGGGATAGATATAAAAGCATGCGTGGGAGGTGGATACCATTGAGCGTAAGAGAAACTTATCTGAGTGATTACGGAATCACTCATGAACAGGGAAAGAAGATTATTGACTACTGCCGGAAAGCCACTGGATATGAGCAAATCCTTCTTCTTCAAAGCTGCCAGAACGTAAAGCCGGAGATAGCAAAGTTCCTCTTTATCAATCTGACAACAGGACTTGGATACGATAATATCTGCAAGAGAGAATACATCCCTATGCAGCGGAAAGACTTTCAAGGATACAGACGAAAGGTGATTGAAGAGTACAACAGATTAATGACATTACTTGGAAGAAGTATATTGTAAATAGTTGAAAAAGTTACAAATTACTTTTATATTAGTATAATAAATCTAAGGAGGAAAAGCATGGTGTATCATTACGTAATGTTACATCATGCTTATATTGTAAGCGATTATGAAAAAGAAAAATTGGTTGATGCCATGCATAATAGGATTGATATTTATTGTAGGATTGATTGTATCTTGGCTTGTAGCTGAAAATGGTTTCCCGAGCGCAATAAATAAAGCAAGCTGGTTGGGATTTTTTGGAAGTTATATAGGCAGTGGGATGGGAGCAGTAGCAACTGTACTTGGAGTTAAATGGACATTTCAATTACAGCAAGAAAAAGATAGAAAAGATTATGAGATTCAGAAACAAGAATTGAAAGATCAGGTTGAACTCAACAGACGCGAAGCAGTAAAACCCTATTTTGTTATTAAAAAAGTTCACAAAACAGAATTTGAAAATAGTGAAGATGCAGCGAAAAAAGGATGCAATTTAATATTGTTAGAACATGAAAAGGTTTATTCAGACAACGATTATGTGTTGCAAATAAAAAATATTGGACGAGGGCCGGCATTAAAAGTTAAGATGAATATAGAAGGAAAAAAACGTGGCTGGATTATAAGTGAAGCGATAGAAGAGGGGGATTATGAATTTATTGACATTGCGTCTGGAATAAATGTAGAGGATGAGAGCATTGCAGCGAAGCGTTATGTAGGGGAGAAAAAAGCAGAATTGAGATTTCAGGACTTATATGGGAACAGGTATACATATCAACTTATTATGAATGAGGTATTGGCAACCAAAGATGGTGGTCCGTATAAGTTATGTATAGAACTTAAAGATTGGAACATGGAACAAGAAGATATTAATTTGTAAGATGGGTACAACACAAAATCCTCACACAGTTACAATAGTCATATAGACTATAGAATGTGTGAGGATTTTTCTATGTATAGAAGTACACAGAACTACGAGAATCAACAGAAGATGCTGTTTGATGGTGTTGGCGAATATGGAATTCCACAGATAGAATCTACATCATACAATCCATGCGAATTCCTATCATTCAACTATGCGAAAAGCTGTAAGGATAGAGCAGATCATGGAATCCATTTCTTTATTGACGATTACCAGTTTAACAGATTATGGACGCAGCCAGATACTTACATCAACATGTTACAGGACTTCAAGTGTGTAATGAGTCCGGACTTTAGCACGTATACAGATTTCCCTAAAGCATTACAGTTGTATAACCATTTTAGAAAGCACTGGATTGGTGCTTATATGCAGATGAACGGGATTGATGTGATACCTACAATCAGTTGGAGTGATAAAGAATCATTCTCTTGGTGCTTTGACGGAGAGCCGGTGGGCGGAGTTGTTGCGGTATCCAGTGTTGGTGTGATGAACAGCAAAGAGAGAAAGAAACTCTTTCTTGATGGATACAATGAAATGATGTCAAGGCTTCAGCCGGAAACAATCATCTTTTACGGAATGATTCCGGATGAGTGCCAGGGCAACATAGTAAAGATTAAATCGTTTGGAGAATCACTGACGGAAAGGAAGAAAAATGGGCAGTAGAGGATCAAGTAGTGGAATCGGTGGGCCACTCCTTACAAAGAAACAAGAAAGAAAAATAGAAGATAATGCACAGCACAACGATGCAAAGATAAGCGGTCTTCGACTTGGAGCAAAATATTATGAATACACAGATGTAAACGGAAAGTCACACAAAGGAGAGACAGGAGCAAATAGTATAGGTGGAACGTATAGATCATCTTATAGTGAAGAAGTGGCAAAATATTCAAAAAAGAAAACATCTGAATTAGAGAAAGAAAAGTCCGAATTAAAGAACAAATCGAATGATGCGTATCAGAAGTTTGCAAGAATTGCAGCGAGTAAAAGTTCTTCGCAAGTTGCCGACTTTGCTGATGCAGATCATAAA